TCATACAATTACCAAAGCTTTGGTCGCAGAACGGGCCATCTTCTTCGTTCTACTCCCTTTCTTTAGGTTTAATGGGTGCGCTGCTCTTCGCACTGTATCTGCCGATATCTCCAGGGACGAGCAGATCCATGTCGGAACGAATAGCCTTGTATGTGCTGAGTTGGGTTTATCTCCTTCTCCTTCTCTGGATAAACTTAGGAAAGCCACCATTAACTGGGTTCTCCAACCTCTAGGTATAAATACCTACGATAAATATTTGGACAAAAAATTTTGGCTGGATGCGAGTGATCGTTTAATGTATGAAGGGAAAGCTCCTGAGTTTTCTGAGACTAAGAGAGCCCGTATGCCAGCGTTTTTCGAACATAGCAATGTCAATCTCCCTAAATACGCTTAAGCTGCACAACGAACGTGTAGATGAGCTGTTCCAACAGGTGGAGGATCATTTCAAATGGAACCCCGTCCACCCTAAAGAATCAATTGAATCAATCATGTACCGTGCAGGCCAAGCCAGTGTGGTAGAATATATAAGAAACTTATTAGAGGAAGAAACCTAATGTGTGTAGGAGCATTATTTAATCCACCAAAACCACCATCGGCACCCCCACCAGTGCGTCAGAATGTAGCCCCTACTGTTAAATCTGCTTCAAAAGCTCCCGAATATGTAGAGCCTGAGAAGATTAAAGAGGAGACAGGTGATGAGGAATTAATTGATACAAAGAAAAAGAAAGCTTTGGAAATCAAGAAAACTAAAGAAGGCGTCAAACAATTCTCTGCCATTGACGCTAAGTCTATGCCTCAAGGACCAGAAGGCGGAGTCAATGTACCATAGGAATTTATTATGTGTTTAGGAGGAAGTGCAGCTCCCACTTATAGACCACCACCACCTAGAGTTATACCTCCAGGTCCAGAATCACCACAAGATAAGGTGAACAATCAGGAAGTGGAGAATATAAATGATAGATCTCAGCAAGATGCAAGGCGCAATGCTAACAGAGGAGCTACTGCTACCGCACAATCTAACAAAGGTTATGGTGGTACAATAGATCCAAATAGAAAATATACATCAGCAGCACCTGGAAAAGGATAATCGATATGTGTTTACCTCCAACAATGGTCGCAGGTGGTTTGCTTGGACATACAATGGCAAAAGCAAATGAAAAATCTGACGAATCAAAGACTATAAATAATTATTATGGTCAACCACAAACTGAACAAGACGATCCAATTGTAGAAGCTAATAAAGCTTCACTAAAGACATCGACTAGATCTACCCCTACTAAACAAACTAGTAAAACAGACAAGGCATACTAATGAAAGCACGTGATAGATACACACAACTAACAAGAGGTAGAACACAGTTCCTTCATACCGCTGTTGAGTGTTCTAGATTAACACTGCCCTACTTAGTTCAAGAAGATTTAAGTTCACGACCTGAACACCAAAAGTTACATACTCCTTGGCAGTCTGTTGGAGCTAAAGCTACGGTGAACTTAGCAGCAAAGCTTATGCTTGCACTGCTGCCACCACAGACTAGCTTCTTCAAACTACAGATAAGAGATGATAAAATTGGTGTAGAATATCCACCTGAAGTAAGAAGTGAACTAGACTTATCCTTTGCTAAGATGGAAAGGATGGTTATGGATTACATCAATGCCTCTAGTGATAGAGTTGTTGTCCATCAGGCACTCAAACATTTGATTGTTTCTGGAAACGCATTGATATTTATGGGTAAAGATGGTCTCAAAAATTATCCCCTCAATCGTTATGTAATTAATCGTGATGGTAACGGGCAGATTTGTGAGATCGTAACGAAGGAACTAATCAGTCGAAAGATACTTGGTGAAGATCTGCCAGTACCTTTACCTAATTCCCCTGGGGATGATGGTCACAAGACAGGATCTGATGATCAAGACGTAGAAGTGTATACTTACGTCCGATATGATAAGAATGGTAGATGGGTATGGCATCAAGAAGCATTTGATAACATACTTCCTGGCAGTCGCAGCACTGCTCCAAAGAATGCATCTCCCTGGTTGGTATTGAGATTCAATACTGTAGACGGAGAAGATTACGGAAGGGGTAGAGTCGAAGAGTTCTTAGGAGACATTAGATCTCTAGAAGGATTATCCCAAGCTCTCGTAGAGGGTTCAGCTGCAGCAGCTAAGGTAGTATTCTTGGTATCACCAAGCTCAACTACTAAACCTAAAACAATTGCCGATGCTGGCAACGGTGCAATCGTTCAGGGTAGACCTGATGATGTAGGTGTTGTACAGGTAGGCAAGACTGCTGATTTCAGAACAGCGCAAGAACAAATGCAAGCACTTGAGCGTAGAATAAATGATGCGTTTCTTGTGTTGCAGGTTAGACAAAGTGAGAGAACTACTGCGGAAGAGGTACGCCTCACGCAGATGGAATTAGAACAACAGTTAGGTGGACTCTTCAGTTTACTTACAGTTGAATTCTTGATACCTTATCTCGATAGAACATTACATATACTACAACGCAATAGAGAGATACCTAAGATACCCAAGGATATCGTACATCCCACTATTGTTGCTGGAGTTAATGCTATTGGTAGAGGACAAGATCAAGAGAGTTTAGTTTCTTTCGCTCAAACTCTTGCTCAAACTATGGGACCAGAGATCATGGCTAAGTTCCTTGATCCAGGTGAGTATGTTAAACGACTCGCAGCGGCTCAAGGTATAGATGTACTTAACCTAGTTAAGACACCTGAGACTATGGCTCAAGAGAGGCAGCAACAGGAACAGCAGGTTCAACAACAAATGTTATTGAAGCAAGCTGGTCAATTAGCTGGTACTCCAATGATGGACCCAAGTAAGAATGAAGCAATGGGTGAAATGATTAAAGAACAAAAAGATCAACTAACAGATGGAACAATTCAAGGCCAGTCGCCCGAAGAAGGTGCGTAAGAAACCCCTGCCTAAAGTCAGTAAACCAGAATCACTGGTTGATGAAAAGGAAAGAGCTAAACCTACACCGTTTACTTCTAGAGCTAACATAGGGAAAGATCCTGATCTAGTAGAGACAGTAGGTTTAGGTAATTTAAAAGTAACCACCGCTAGAGGAGTAAAGAATGACGGAGACTCTTAATTACGATCCAACAGATCCTGATGCACCAGAGTTTTCTGAAGACGAACAGAATTCTCTAGAGGTAGCAGAGAAATTAGGACAACAAGAATCAGAATTGTATGCTGGTAAGTTTGAGAATGCAGAAGAATTAGAAAATGCATACTTAGAATTACAAAGAAAGCTAGGTTCAGATGATGATGATGATGAGGTAGAAGATACTACCTTAGATGAAGATGAAGTTGAGTATGATGAGGCTACTGTAGAAGGCATCAATACTATCCAAGATGCGTCTGATGAGTACTATGAAAATGAAGGTAACTTATCAGCTGAGACTATGGAGAAGTTTGGTAACATGGATGCAAGAGATCTTGTTAATGCTTTCATGGCTATACAAGAGAACTCAGATCCAGCTGATTCATACCCAGACTTATCTGATGCTGAGATGAATACAGTTTATAACTCAGTAGGTGGTGAAGCAGAATACAATAAGCTTACATCATGGGCAGCTGATAACATGGATGATAAAGCACTCGATGCTTTTAATACTATTATCGATCAAGGTAACCCAACAGCAATACAAATTGCAGTAGCTGGTATGAAAGCAGAGTATGATAATACAGAAGGATACGAGGGGCGTATGCTAACAGGTAAATCAGCTAGAGCTACAGATGGATTCCGTAGTCAAGCTGAAGTTGTTGCAGCTATGTCTGATCCTCGTTATGATAGAGATCCTGCCTATCGTCAGGACTTATACGATAAACTAGAAAGATCTAACGTAGCATTTTAATTATGTCAAAAGCTTATGATCCATCGGCACGAGATAATGCCATGGTGGTAAAATACAAAGTCAATGCAACTGGTGACCGTTGGTTCATACCTTATAATGACAATGGTACAACAGCAGCTCAAGCAGCACAGTGTAGTAAGGTAGTAGGTAATACTGCTGACGGTACTGTAGCTGGAGCGGAGTCAACCTAAGTAAGAGTAGCGGCGGACCCGAACAGTTCATCGTACTCTGCCACTACGCACTTTTACTTATTTTATTAATGACAACTACAACTGAACAGGGCGGACGCCAAAACAGATTCGCAACCGAAGCACAA